GAGGCCGTCGACCTTGGGCTCGCAGACATAGGAAGCAGGCGTCTCGCCAGCATACAGGCGGGCCAGCATAGGCCCACGGCGAACCTTGGGCGTGCGGCGCTTGGGCTGACGCGGGACCGCATCCTCGAAGATGGCGAAGAACGCGGCAAGTACTGGGTCCTGTTGGCAGAGCATCGGTGGAACGATTGGAGTAAGACCCATGCCCCTACCTCGTCAAGACCCTTTCCCTCCCAAAGCGGGCAAAGGTACAATGGGCACTAAGAGCATCCGCCACATCGTAGAGGCCACCTTGGCCACCTACCTATCCACCCAGACCGGGCTGACCACCGTGGCCTTCCTGACGGGCGACAACGCCGCCATCCAGACCCTGCCCAAGGCCGTGGTCCTGTGCGAGTCTGCCCGCAACCCTGCCGACCTCCCCGAGGGTGAAGGCAACTTCAGCTGCTCGGTCCGCATCACCCTGTTCTCAAACGCCGACGACACGACCCTCGCCGATCACCGTGCCCGCTGCGCCGCCCTGTCCGGCAATATGCGCGACCTGACCAGCATTAAGGCGGCCTTCGTCACCTCGACCGACGCGGCCTGTTACGACGTCACCGTAGTCTCCGAAGACGAGGGTATCGACGAGCGCTCCTGGGCGACCTCCTTCGCCTTTGACGTGCTGGTGGTCCTGCCCGCCTGAGCCAATTCCAAAGCCTGCAAATACAAATGGCCGCCATCTCAAACGGAACCACCTGTATCTACGGAGTCGCGGGTACTGTCACCAACCTGTTCGTCCAGAGCTACAGCCTCTCGTCCTCCTTTAACGCCGAGGCCACTGTGGTCGACGAGACGGGCCTGACCAAGACGCACCGCCTCGATGACCGCAAGAGCGAGCTCACGGTTGAAGGCATCGCCAAGACCTCGACCATGCCTGTCCTCGGCGCCGCCCTTTCCTTCACGGTGAACACCGCCTCCGCCTATCCGGCTGGCTCAGCCTCCGCGTCGTTTGTCGGGACCATCACCAAGATTGACGACAAGGGCTCGAACAAGGGCTTCACCGCCGTCACGATCACGGCGATTGACTACGAAGGCATCACGCCTGCGTAATTGACACCCCCGAAAGGGGGACAGTCTAGAGGACAGTGGACCGTCGCTTCCTCAATGCCCACATCGACCCAGCGCCTCTAAAAGGGTTTCTGGGTCGAACGCTTTACCCCTGGTGCTTGAAGTACCGGGTGCGCCTGATGGCCTTTGACTCCCCGCTCGTCACCGGCTCCCGCGGCATAACCCCAGCCGACCTTATCTTCGCCTGCCAAGTATGCGCCGAAGAGCAGCTGGGCGACATAGGCTGGGTGGACAAGTTGCGCATCCTGCAATTACAGCGCAGGCCCGCCAAGTTTGAGCGCCTGCTTGAAGCCTTCGCCGGCTACATCCTCGTCCAAGACTGGCCGAAGTTCTGGGAGCAGACCAAGACCAAGTCAGGTGGCGGGGACAAGGGCGTGCCTTGGCCGCTGTCCATCGTCGCCAACCTGATCGCGTCGGGCATCCCCGAGCAGCGGGCTTGGGAGATGCCGGAGTGTCAGGCCATCTGGCTCAACTCCGCCCTGGCTATCCGCAAGGGTGCGGACGTGGCGATCATGTCGCCCGAGGAGGAAGCCTTCATGGCCGAAGAGGAAGCCAAGGAAGCCGCCGCGGCTGCTTCCAATCCTGCAAAGGAAAGCACCCCCTGACATGGCCCAAGACCTGACAGTCAACATCAAGACCACCTCCGACGTCCCGCAGGCGATGGACAAGGCCAAGTCGGCAACCGTGTCCTTCTCCAAACAGGTCGAGGATATCCAGAAAAAGTTCAGCACGGCGTTCAAGGACATCTTCCTCGGCTTCACCGCCCCGATGATCCTGCTACAGGGTGCGATTTCCTATATCACCGGAGCAATCGAAAAAGCAAAGCAGGACGCCAAGGACGGACTAGACCTTATCGCCAGGGGAGAAAGCAAGTTCGCCACGAGCGAGGAGCAGAAGGCGGCGGCTTTCTTCAAGCGTCGCGCCGAACTCAAAGAAGAGCAGCGGCTCGCCGAGGAGGGCCGTGCCGAGATTACCAAGCAAGTCCTGACCAGCACGGAGTTCAAGGACTTCGTTTTGCCCGATCAGTTTAAGCGCCGTCTGGCGGCCGGAGAAAGCATCTCCAGCATCTCTCGGGACAAAGGACTACAGCAGGACGCCCTAGATTTTTACAAGAACACGGCGGAAGGCCGCAAACTTACCGAAGGCATCGACATGGGTAAGACGCCTACCAAGACCCCCGACTTCAAAGGCCCAGAAGGCTTTGGCAGCGTCATCGGCGTCGGCGCCAATCCTGTCATGGAGGCGATGAACGCCCAGCTCGAAGAGCAGCGCAAGACGAACAGCCTGCTCGAGAAGATCGCGGGCGACCCCGGTGCGACTTCTTGGATGAACTCCACCCCTTCCCGAGCCGCCCTGCTCATGGGCAAATAATTTATGGCTATCGTAAAGACAGGCAACGCCCTCACGACCCCGGTCCAACAGCCAGGGGCTAAAATTAGCGACGACGGCTATGGTCTGCTTACGGCCACCGTGGTCTGGAAGGCCGACGACTCAGCCGCCCTCGGCTCGGTCGTCAACCGCGGCTCCACTTGTCCCATCAACGCTAACTGTGCGGCCCATCGTTACAGCATCACTTATGACGCGCTGGAAGTCGCGACGTTGACGGTGGACTATGTCGGCATCGACGGCGGCGCCACGTCCACCGACCCGCAGATCACCGGCTCGCAGGGCCTGACCTCGGAGGCCATCACTACCCACCCGAACTTCTTCGAACTGTATAGCGCAGGCGGTTTTACTGGAACACCTATCGCTGGTGTCGGGACTGGCTCTCTGGCCACCCCTGCTTATACCGCGGTCACTGGTCCGAACGGCACGACAGAATACCAGGGCAACAACGGAGCCACCTTTGAGGCCGTGACTGGGCGCAAGTTCCTAGGCTTCAAGAAATCTGAGTTCAAAGATTTCTATGGTAAAACGAACTATCTCGCTCCGCAGTGCTCACTCTCCGGGGTCTTTTACACCTCTAGCACCTCGCTGGTTAACGATCACCGTAACGCGGTCGGCAAGACTTCCGGCAACGGCACCTTCGCCGGCAAGAACCTCGTCCCCGACTACATGGGCACGTCCTTCACGATCAGCGGGAAGAACCAGCTGCTTCTGGCTCAGGTTTCATTCGAAGACTTTGGTTTGCTCTATAAGGTCCAGTATGAGCTGCGCTTCAACCGCGAGGGCTACGTAGCCTCGGTCTACGACCCTGTCTGATGAAAATCCAACCCGGAGTCGGCTATAACTTCGACTCGTCGTCGAGTGGCTTTACCCTAGACACCTCTGACCCGTTCCCTAGCGCTGACGGTCAGGCCAACAACCACCCCTTCAAGGTCATCAACGTGGGCCTGCGGACTTCGGGCGGCGCCACGACCGTCACCTATCAGGTCCAGTCGGGCACCATCAACAACCTCGTCCCTCTGATTGACGACTACGTCAGCGGCACCGAGGTCAAGTTAGACCGCACGACCTCCGGGGTAGCCAACCCTCCCACGGCAGAACTAGTGACGGCTTTTTACGACGCGACGACCAAGACCTGTTACATCACGCTACGGGCTGGCCCTAAGACTGCCTCCCCCTACACCTACCCAGATGATGATGATACGACCAACCAGTATCCTGTCATCGTCCCTGGCAATGTGGCGCCTGTTTCGCCCGATACGGATGTCTGGGGCTTCCTCGTTATCGGCACGATCACCGTCGACAGCATCACGGCCCCGACGACCTTTACGGTAAACCAGAACGTCACCGGCTCGCTGTGGGCTGACCGCCTGAAGTTAGGTTCCTCGACGGCTAACTATTACTACGCCCGCATCTAATGGGAGCACTTGTCGGAGATAGTGAAACCTTCTCCACTTGGGGAAGGTTCCGCACGGCCGTCGCTAATCAGAATGTAAGCCTGATAAACACCGCCCATAACATTGAGTTCCTTTCTGGCTTCAAAGCCGACACGGGTAACGGCTTCCTTCGGTTTGAGCCGACGCTGAGGTTTGTGTTCACCTATCAGCCGCTCGTACTTATCGCCGACCTTGGAGGAGGAGATGCTTTTGCTTTTTACGCCATCACTGAAGAGAATGAGGTGCAATTCCTAGGCCAGACCGTCAACGCCACCGGGGGGTCTTTCAACATCACGACAGACGCATTTACGTCACCCCTTGGGCAGTCCGTTATTGGCATAGCCTCGGCTCCCATCATCGACGTGGGTCTTTTGACTCCGTTCTGACCCCCCCTTCCAATCGGGGCAAGGTTAAGACCCGATGAGCTGCACTAATCAAGTAACCGTCTCGCAGGGTAACACCTTCGCCTGCACCTTTACCTGGACGCCAGGGGCGACGGGCCCGGCCAATCTG